AAACCATCCTGCGATGATTCATCTATAAGATGTGGTTTATATGATATAAAATTTGCAATCTTTTTATCTTGTATGGGTTGAGTTTGCTGATCGGTACGCACAACAGTACCAACAGGTGCTACCGTGGAAAAAAGAGGTACACGTTCACGTTGTCGGGTAATAATTTCTTTACTAGATTGTATATCAAATGATGATAATGGGATAATTTTTGTATATGTTTTGTATCCGCTATTTATATCTTGTAAATTAAATTTAGTATAACCAGTTTCTGTATTCACTTTTACATTTGATAATGTCGGATGTGATTTTCTAAAAATTACACAAGAATCATTATATGATATAAGATACTTATTTATTTTAAAACTAGTTGTTGCCGGTCTGGTTTGTACATTATATCTATAAAGAAAATCTATTATTTTTTCTAATGTAATATATTTTACTTTACCGCGGGATGTATCCAATGTTATTACATCATCTTTTTTATTTGTATCATTCGTATTATTAGATAATGGTGTAAGGTTCACTTGAACTTCAGGATTTATACCTTCAAATGATGGATTCGGTACATTATTGTTTGAAGAAACCGAAAATCTTGCATTATTTTCATTGAACAAATTAATACGTGCAGTTGTTGGTGATACGGGAAGTATAAGACAGTTATCACCACCGTTTTCAACACACTCAATATACCTGTAAAGTTCTCTCGTTTTATTTTTTATAATAATATCTTTTGTGGTGTTACTTACATTTGTATTTAATTTAGTAACGGTCCCTGGATCTTTTGATGAAAGAATAGTTTTTGATATTGACCACACATCTACTGTAACATCAAACCCATAATTTTCATTCATAGAAAAATCAAAATTATTAACTACACCAACCAAATATTCATAATTTCCATTATTTTCTTTTATTTTAGTTTGAAGTTTTTGAAAGAATCCTATATCACCAGATCTTCTTGATACTCTATTTTTTTCATCAACAACAATATCATCTAAAAAATCCTTTACATCATTATAAGAAAACATTGAAGTGTTCATGGTCGTTTCTTTATCAGAATAACCAAATTCAAAAATAATGGTATTTCCCGGATGTAGTAAAAAAGGTGTAATCAGTTCAAGTTGTTCTTTACTATTTACCGTAAATTTCAACTGTGCGGTTGTATAAAAACCAGCCTCTTCACCAACTGTTGCTGTGAATGAGTTTAGATTTGGTGGGGGAACTCTTCTTGGATTTTTTACAAAAATTTTTTCACGTGTTTTTAACTCAATACCTATTGGATGTACCAAATCATACATATTTGGTACATTACCATTCAGTTCAAAAACAAAACCGTCTATTGTTTTTTTTTGTATATTATTCTGATCTGTTAATGATAAATTACTTGATATTTCACGGATGTTATTTTGTTTTGATTCAGAGTTAGACCCATCATCAATAAAACTCAATCGTTGAAGACATACTACTCTCAAAAAAGGAACTTTATTTATCATACGAAGTTTATCTTGTTCTCTTCGTTCTAATTCCTCTTTTACCTCTTTATGAATAGGTTTATAATAAAGTTGTGAACTTGGATCTAAAACAGTAATCATTAGTTTACTTCTTTTATTTTATTATAAACCGTTTGTATATCCGATGGAATTCTTAAGTATTGTTTTCCAGTAGTATATAACGATGAACCATCTAAATTATTATACACAGAAATAATCCACCATAAGGTAGAATCCTTGAAGAAATCATTTGCAATAACATCCAAACGAGTATAATCATTTATTTGAATTACAATATCATCACTTCTTTCCTCAAAAGTTGGAAATATTAGTGTTTGATAGTGTTGTTTTCCATCTATTCTTTTTTTTACTTGTGAAAATTTTGTTCTGCTCATCCTAATATGCCTCCACTTGCATCTAAGTTTCTAAAACGTGCATTTGATATCGAAGAAGCACCCGACACTCTACGTATTTCAGGTAATTTTATATTTTGCGGTATTGATACTTTTTCAATATCATTTGATAACCTTGAAGATTTATTATTGTTTATATATCTTGTAATATTTGTAGTTTCATATTTAGGATTTTGTTCAGATTGAAGTAAATTCCCGTTGATAGTTACTGTCATCGCACTTGGTTTACCTTCAAAAAAGACCAAATCTGTATCTGCTGTGTATGTTAGGGATGATATAAAAAATGGTTTTCTGGTTAAGTATTCACCAATAGATAATCTTAATATATTTGGTTCTATCATTTTATTATCAGTATATCGATGTGGATAACATAAACTAACAAGTGTGTTAAGTTTGGAATAAATAACATCCAAATCATTTTCAGAATTTATTACAACATCAAATGAAAAAGAAATATCTCTCGATACGCTTTGATATAAATAAAAATCTTCTGATCTTCCAAAATATCTTTGCGTTGATTTTGTCACCGTAAAACTATCTGTAAGTCCGCTGAAATTTGCCATTCTAAATACCAATATATCATCGGAATTAGTTATATGAAATACAATTAAATGATTTCTATTATTATCTAATGCAAGATAATCTTGTATATTATCTTCTTTTTCTACAATTTTATTATTACTTGAATAAAAATCTTCAGGTTTTATGATTTGATTACTAGTTCTTCTTCTTGGATTTAAAATACGTGATAATAAAACACCCGGATTTGCAAGATTTCTTTTAAGTTCATTCCTTGCATTAGATACAAATCTATTTCCGGCATCCCGTAAATTATCAGGAAGTCCCAGTGCACCTGTTATAGATTGTGTAATACTTTTTAATATCTTATCTACTTGTCTTTTTCTTTTTTGTGTTTCTTCTATTTTATTTGGAATACCTTCCCTCTCAGGAACAAATGATGTTATCTGATCATTTATTTTTTGTCTCTCATCATTATTAAGATAATCATAATTTTGTTTGATATATCTTACCTGTTCATCAAGGTTTCCATCTTCAATGGAATCTAAAAAAGATTGTAAATTTTTTTGATAGGTCGATATTTGTGAATTTAAATCGTTCATATTAATATCTCGTTGATATTCCAATTTGTTTAGAAACTCGTTTTCCATCTAAATTAACTTCTGCATGAACACCATTTTGTTTCAAATGACGTAATAATGATAACACCTCAACCATAACAGTATCATTTGTATTTGATACCATTGCCTGTGGTGTTTGAGTTGCTATAATGTAATCTCTTGGATTCGTTTTTATAACATCACCTCGTGGTGTTATAACACCATCATTCATTGAATCTTTTACTGTAATTCCTGTGGGTATTCCGAGTTTATTCCTATCAATACCAACTCTACCTTCAAATAGAGCATTTATAAATTCAGATATCTTAGTAACGGCCATTCCCAAGCTATTTGCTATTCTATTGAATGTTGGTGATTTTAAAAAGTTTATAATTGAATTTGCAAAATTTTCAAATGCTTGTTGAACTGATGGTGATGATAGAACCTTAAATAACACTGCCTGTATTCTTCTGTTTATTTCTTCTATTTTACCTAATGCTGTTTCTCGTGTTGCGGCATCAATTCTACCTTGGACACCAATTTGTCTACGGAGATTAAGTTCTTTTTGTAATTCAGATACAGATAAACCCGTTGCTTCTGCGATTGCTTTTCTTTGGAAGAAATTTAATTTATCAAAATCTCCTATTTCCTCCACTCTATCAAGAGTTTCGTTTAATGCACCTGTAATATTTCCTTCAAACGCTAATTGTCTTGCTTTCTGTAAATTTATCTGTCTCCCTAAAATAGCAGATGCTTTGAATTCTGAACCAATTGAACTTTGAAAATCTAATAATTTTTCCGATATATCTGCTACTTTTGATAAAGATAATCCTAATTGAGTTGCTTGTAAAGTTTGTTGTTTCAGTGATTCTAAACCAATACCAAATCTATCAATTACAGTATCATAACTATCAACTAAATTTCTAACAACTGCCGGTCCTAATTTACCTAAACCATCAACTAAACCTTCAATACCTTCCGATGCTGATTCAAATGTTGTTGATGTAAGTTCCGAAACAATTTGAGTTAATTTAACTGCATTATCAGTTCCTATCTGAAATCGTTCCCCTACCTGCGCTACATTACCAACTAATTTACCGGTAAGTTGTATCGCAGGTGATAATTTACTTACAAGTTCCTCAGCATATTTACCTGCTAATTCAACGTTACCACCTAATAAAGCAGATGATTGTGTTGCTTGTATTAGTGTTTTGGATAGTGAAGCATCTAATATACCTGTTGTTTTTATAAGATCAGCGGTTGCATTATCTACTGATGTTATAATATCAAATATTTTTTTACCGATAGCGATTACAGCACCACCCAATCCGGCGATACCCAATGTTACAGGATTTATGGAGGTTGCAATTTTACCAAAAGCTTGTAATCCAGCTTTTTGAGTTGCACCAAATGCTTGTTTTGTAGTTATTTGACCTGCTACCTGTTTTCTCGATATAAGTTCCACTTGTTCTTTATATTTTTTAGTAGCTGCTTCAATTTTGGGGTTATTGAATACTAAATTGAGTGGAAACTTTTTAGTAAAATTTGTAAATTTTTCAAATGGAGTTGTAAGAAAATCTGCGTTTTCTTCTGCTTGTTTGTAGATTAAATCTAACTCTTCACCAAGTTTTTGAGTTGCGGCATTTCTTTGAAGTTCTTTTTTATAAAAGTTTTCAGTTGCTTGATTTGCTTGATTTATAGCATCAGTTAAATCATTGGTTAAATCTACTGATTTGCGTGTATTAGATACAAACTCTTCAAACCGTTTTGATGTATATCCTTCATCTGCCATCTAAAATTCCATTTACATATAAATATCAATATACAAAAAAACCCGCTATTTGCGGGCTTTTTGTATTTCTTCTTGAATTTTATTGTGTTCAGAAAACAGAAGTAATCGTTCTCCAATACTCATATTATAAACTTCGGAATAAGTATATCCCTTTGATTGTTGTAGAAAGTAAAATATTTGCTTTCTTATTTCAATTCTATGATTTGAAGGAAGGGTAAAAAAAGTTTATCCCTATCGGGATATCTACCTCCTCTCCGCCAATCTCTGCTGTAAAATTTATATCTGGTGTTACAAGTTCTAAAAATGTTCTAATACCCAAACTATCAATTGCCAACAGTTCTTCATTGACAAACTTTCTAATATAATTTTGATCAGTATTACCATCAACATCAACAATTATATAAGGTAATCTCATAGATACCTCACCAACAGAAATACCTTTTTCTTTAATAGAATCTATTTCTTTTTGAATGGTAGATGCTTCCCCGGAAGATAATACTTTTAGTGTTACCTTCTTTTTAGATTTTGGTAATTCATAGTTAATGAATGGGTTATTATCAAAAAATTCAGGTTTTCCAACAAAATCAAGTTTACCTAAATCAATAGTATGAACTTTACCACCAACTTTGATCGAATAATCGTTACCATAACCCAATATTCTCGTTTGAAGTAAAACTGCTTGTTTATCACCGACAGACAAATCAGAAACTTTTACTCCTTTGGTAACAATAACACTTTCAAGTAATTTATCTAAAACAACACCACTTTCAATATATGATTGTGTAGTAAGAATATCTTCCTCTTTTGTAGTCATATATTTTACTTCAACCTGACCGGATGAAAGAGGTGATTCTTTTGGATATAAATTCCCCTTCGATGGGAGTGTAACAATTTCAGTAAGCATATTTTATATATTAGAAGTTTAGTATAGCGTAATCGTATGATAATGTAACTGTAATATCAGTTAGGTCATCACTTGCGTAATCCAATGTACCAAAGTTTACACTCTGAATAAATGTTCCTTTAAGTTTCCATTCTTCAACTTTGGTTCCATCTGGCCCAAGTAGATTCAACGTTATATCTTTTTTATAATTAGTAGCGTATCCGGCAGTACCTGTCGTAAATTCCATATGCTGTCTAACCCATTCATTCACTTTCTGTGCACCCGATGGTACGATTGGATCTTGAAATACGATATCTAATGTTTCCCATGCGTATTTACCAGCAATGTATCGTTTTGTATTGATATAATCTATCTCTTTTCTTGTACTAGATACATTTGGTCTATTTGCTGATTTTACAATGTAAGCAGGTATTCCATCAATATCAAAAACGAACCTATTTTGTAATTTTGGTTCATAATCAGTGTAAAAAAGGTTTTCAAAAATTGCCATCAAATATTCCTCATTTTCCTATAAATATCTATGTTATATTGTTTTTATTATTGTGGAAACTCCGCGCCAGTTGGTAATACGTTGAAATCTAATACAATAAATTCAGCTGCTCTAGCAGGTTGAATGAAAATCTTACCTACTAACTGATTTCTATCAATTACTTCTGGTGTATTTACTGTTTCATCAACTACCACTCTGTATGCAAATAGTCCTTGGTTTTGTTGAACATCATCAAGATATGGTTCAACAAGTGATAAGAATTTATTTCTTGTTACCGATGTATTTTGTTCGAATACCAAGAATCTTGATGTGGATGAAATAAACTTCTTAAGATTGATAAGTAATCTTCTAACATTGATTCTATCCAATGCCGATGCTCTTACCTGTAATGTCTTCTGTCCGTATGCTACGATACCTTGTCCAGGGAAGGATACGATTGGGTTTACTTTACCATTGTAAAGTTTATCCATATCTTCTCTCTTCAATCTCTTGTAAAGGTTGATTGCTTCTGTAATACCACCTCTGTTCAATCCAGCCGGTGCAAACCACTCAGCTGCAACACTATCGTTGAACGAATATACACCAGCCATTACAACAGATGGTGGAACCCAAAGTGGTTTGTTTGTTGTAGAATCTATTATTTGAACCCATGGATAGTATGTACCCATATATGAAGAATCGTATAATGCTGCGTATTCAATATTGGTATCAATACCATCAGTTAACCATCCAAGATCTGTTATATAAAACACATCACTTCTATCTTCTACAATTTCTTTTGCTCTACTTACAACGGATGAACCGTATGTTTGAGTTACACCAGGAGTTAGTAATACGTTGTAATCATATTCCAACGGATTTGAGATAGCGTTTAGTGCTTTGATAAATGCTACTGAACCACTTGATGTTGAGTTTGTTAAGTCTAATCCACCAACATTAGAAGCGTCCGTTACCTGTGTTCCAACTTCTTTTGGTTTGTTTGGAGTTCCAGCATCAAAACCACCTTGGAAACCAAGTGTAAATCTTCTATTGAATTGGAATGTAGATGATGTTGCAGCTGCTGCAAACATATCTGTAGGTAAACTGAAATCAGAAGATGTTACAGTTGTACTAACAGTATCATTGAGTGGTGATAAATAATGTTTCCAATCTAATGAACTATCAAAATTAATACCAAAATGTGTTTTAGTCGAACCGGTTACATCACCACCAGCCGTCAATAAAGGAAGTGTTGGATAATATGTGTTCGTTAGTGGTTTCTGATAACCTCTAAAACCAGCCGGAACTACTGTTGATGGTA